TAAAACGCCACCGTGGTGAAATAGGCAGACACAAGGCACTTAAAATGCCTCGCCAAAAGCGTGCCGGTTCAAGTCCGGCCGGTGGTACCATTTTTTGATAGTTCTTTAACAATTTAAGATAGTGACGGAACAACCTTTGTATAGGGGTAACGCACAATGATGATGAAGAATCATCGTTGATTAGTCCTTCCTATTTGAATTTAATGCGGAATTAGTGTCTATGAGGAGCACGGTGGACTTCCAGTCCACAAGGCCGGTGCAAGTCCGAGATTCCGCTCCATTTTAATGCGGGTTAGATGTAATGAGAGCATTCTCACATTCCTGTGAGATGGCGAGGTGAAATTCCTTGAACCCGCTCCATTTTCAAATTAATTTATACCATCAATAAATAGATTTTTTCTCGACACAGGTTTTTTTTATGATAAACTTCAAAATTAATGGCACAAATGTCAGCAACTAACAATAAAATTATTAAAAAAAATCTAAAGAATTTGTTGACGAACTGAATATTTGTGGTATAGTGATTTTGTTGAGTGAATCACTCGACACGAACAAAAACAAAAACAAAAAAAAAATAAAATAAAATGAACACTGTTGAAAACACTGAGACCGTCACCGATACCGTCGCCTCCACTGAGGTTGTGGCTCCGAAGACTACTAAGACCAAGACCCTTAAGGCAAAGTCGCCTAATGGCTCATCTGGTAAGGCTGGCCGCAAGGCTACCAACGTTTCAATTCCATCTGGTGACTTTACCATGAAGGATGTTGAGTATCTCAATCCTAATATCAAACGTAGCACTATTCGTGCTCATGTCAATCGTAACGTCAAGACTGGTACTTATAAAATGACCGGTGAGACTGTTAAGACTGGCGGTCGTGGTAAGCCTGCTTACAAGTTTACTGTAATTGCTTAAGAGATAAAAAAATTTTTATAAACAGGCCGCATAGTAATAAAAAATATGTGGCCTGTTTTTTCAAATATATTTATACTTAACATAAGTAACATATATATGGGCAAAAGTTGGAAAGATAAACGTGACAAATGGGAACGAGTTTCAAACAACAACAAAAACCGTTCTCGTAAAGCAAACAAAAACATCAACAATACTAAAACTTTAAAGAAAAATTGGGAAACTTATGAAGAGTACCAAGAAGGTTATTGATAATATTAAAAATAAAATTGAACAACGTAAGCAGCTTATTGAAAGCAAACGAGACATTTATGCACAATATGCTTACATTCAAGCAATCAAACAAGTAGCTGATTCGATTCTACCTGAATCAGTTGATCTGCTGAAATATAAATTCAAACTTTGAAATAAAATAATGCTTCAGGTTTTATAAAAAGCATATATTAAAGCAATTGAAGCATCTCTTCTTTCTTTTTAGATTGTTAAATAAGCATATACAACAACATATAGCTGCTTGACTATGCTTAGAGTTATTATAAATGAATATTTACGACAATAAAGGTAAACGTATTGGTCAAACAAACACGGTCAGTAAAAATGATGTTATTTACGATCATACAGGTCGTAGACTTGGTTATTACAATAGTAATACAAATAGCACCTACGATAACAAAGGTAAACGAATTGGTTCTGGCAATCAGACCACAAAACTTCTGAAGTAACAGTCAAGTATTTTCGGCAGAAAAAAGTTGAACTCTGTGGAAAAAAAGGTTGATGTTCTCGTCAACCGATGGTAGGATATATCCACAATAAGTTATGAATCTTCTTCAACCGCAAGTCGAACACGCTAAGAATCTTCTCAACAGTCTGTTTTTGAATGGTATCGCTTACGACAGTTCCGAAACCGGAACTGGTAAGACCTACGTTGCTGCTTGGATTGCCAAGAACTTCAATGCTCCTGTGACTGTTATTTGTCCCAAGACTGTTATCAAGTCTTGGACTACGGTTCTGTCCAAGTTTGGTATCAAGGCACATATCGTCATCAACTATGAAAAGTTAACCCGTGGTAACAGCAAGTATTATACTTACAATAAAAACTATTGGAAAGGTAACATTAAGGGTCGTGAGTGGTATCATTCTGTTGGTATTGATATCAATTTGCCCGATGGTGGTCTTGTTATTCTGGATGAAGTTCATCGTGCTAAGGCTCTTAACAGTCTTAATGGAGAAATGATTACTGCAATTAAAAATGCGGGACACCATATGTTGTTGCTTAGTGCTACTGCTGCTACCAACGTTACCGAAATGAAGAATTTCGGATTTATCACTAAACTTCACGGTGGTTATGACTATCGTAATTTTTGCTATAAAAACGGTGTTTCTTACAATCGTTTTGGTGCTATGGTTTGGCATCAAACCAACTCCGTTTGTCAAGAAGGTATGAGGAACATCCATAACAGTCTTTATAATGTAATGAAGATTGCTAGTCGTATGACTCGTAAGATGTTTGGTGATATTTTTCCTGACAACCGGGTGTTTGCTGAGGCTTTTGATATTGGTACTAACACGGCCAAGATTCAAAAGGTTTATGAAGTAATGCAGGCTGAATTGGCGGCACTTGATGAACGTGCCAAGAACTATCGTGAACATCATTTTGCTATCATTATGAAGGCTCGTCGTCAGACTGAACTTCTTAAGGTACCTGCTATGGTTGATTGGATTGAAGATATGTTTGCTGAGGGTGTTAGTCCTGTTGTGTTTATCAATTTCCAAGATACTATGCAAGCACTTGTAAATCGACTGAACAAGAACTCTAAATATAATGGGCTTATTGCTCGTATTGAGGGAGGACAGTCTGCTAAAGCTCGTGATAACGATATTGAATCGTTTCAAAACGATACCAAACGTATTATGTTGGTCAATATTCAGGCAGGTAACGCTGGTATTAGCCTTCATGATTTGAATGGTAAGTTTCCTCGTCACAGTCTTATTAATCCTAGTTGGAGTGCTATTAACACTCTACAGGCACTTGGTCGTATTCATCGTGCTGAAGCGAAGACTCCTTGTATTCAGAAATTTATTTTCGCCGCTGAAACTATTGAAGAACGTCAACGAGAACGTGTACAGATTAAGTTGAACAACCTTGATTTGTTGAATGACGGTGACCTTGTGTTGTCGGTCGATCTGTACAACACTAAGTAAAAGGTTGACACACCAAACAAACGTGGTAAACTAGTTTTGTAGTATGAATAACACTGTACTCTGTAAAATGATTGGTATTCGGTTTCCTTCCTATCAGGACGCCAAGATTGGTCATCGACCTGAAGGTGACGTAGCCGTTGTAAACGATAAAAATGAGATTAAAAATGTAATTTCAACGTTTATGATGGGCGGTTACGATAATGTTCTGGTTAATTATGGTGGAAAGTATTATTTGTGCCACAACACTGGGGAAGGTAATTTTGTTCGTCGCGAGATAAGTTATCATCCTCTGATTAGTAAAGTTAACTAATACATCAACGGTGTTTTTGTAGTTTCACCGTTATCTACAAAATCAAAAAACGTAGTTACATAAGTTCATTGTAGGTTTGGCAGTTTTCCTTAAAAACTGCCTTTTATATGCGTAGATGATATGACTGCAAGAAACCCCCCTCAAACTATTGAAGGTTGATTTTTTAACTGTTTAGTTGTGTTTTATTACTACCACAACTTATACAACTTAACTTTAATATTTCATCCAACTGTTCTTTTACTCTTACTGGTTGTTGATAACCTTTAGTAAAAACCAAACTATGTATCAATGATGGTTCGATATGGGTGACCATATCCATGTTAATAAGAGTAGGTATATATTTACGATTAGTTTTATTTTCAACATCATCGTGACCCGGATCTAATACTGATAATTTAACAAAATGTGCCATAGACAAATACTATACCATCTTTTTTATTTTTATTAATTACCTTTTTGACCCCAGCTTTTGTTATATACATCTTGTACGTTCTTAAAACTGTTAGGTACTGATTGATTTGGATTGGTGTTATTTTGTTGATTGTTGGTTTGTGGCATGGCGGTTGCAGTCACATTTGGATTTTGTGTAACTGTTTGACCTATTGCATTTAATGTTTTGATTGGTAATACTTTACCTGGCATATGTTTTCCTTTGTTTATTATCAATACATATCTATTTATATTTGTGAAATTACTGGAATTATTATTTGAAGGTAGAATACAAGACTTTAAAAAGCTTTTGGATGGAAAGTTTAACAGTGAGTTTTTACAACGTATAGTTGATAGAGATACCAGCAAGAACCACAAAAATCTAATGTGGATCGGTAAAATATTACAGTCCGAACCAGATATTAATGTTGAAGAGTTGCTTAATAATCTTGATATATTTAATAGAATAGGCAAATCATCAGATTTGTATCAGTTTAAAGATTATCTAACTTTTCTTAATTATTTGCAACAAAAAAGCAAAGAAGTACAGATGGGTAAAATGGCTACAATAAAACGTAGTATCCGAACCATAGCAGACACAAAACGTTGGCAAATTGTTGCTCCACATTCACATGATGCTAGTAAATATTTTGGTGGTGGTACAAATTGGTGTATTAGTACTAGCAACGATAGTCATTGGAACAATCACTATTACGAAAACACAATCATAATAATCAAAGATCGTCATGAAAAACCAGACGATAAACTGTTTAAAGTTGCACTTGTTGGTGATGCAACAGGTGGTTTTAATAGTAGTACAGATAAAAATGAAAAAATTGAGCAATTAGTAGATAGTGTAAATTTTTGGAGATCGGATGATACAAGAATGTCCAAAATTGAAGCTGCTAAATATGCTAGTAATCTACCAGATGATTTAATAGATGATATTATTTATTATTTAGAAGATGATGATATTAACGAAAGAAAATATGAACATCTTTATAATTTGGCACATGAAAAGTTTAATGAAGGCGGTAGAGAAATTCTTGTAAAACAACTATATAAAACTTTCGAAGATATATTAACTAGTACAATTGAAATTGATTCGGATGTAGACGAAGATGTTTATGACAAAGTGATGAACAGCATGTTCACACAAGAAGAATGGAATTGGAACGAATTTCTAAGTCAATTGTGGGCAGCTTGTATAAGTGAACAAGGTGTGGACGACGAGGATTTTTATCCTGATTTATATGATTTAAAAAATTTAATAGATCGTAATACTGAATATTCTTATAATGACGTACTAGAATATTCTAAAGAAGCTTTAAAAAGATCGAGCGCTTATGACATAATGGATACTATTATCAGAGATAGTATACGTGGTAATATTCGTGATGAGTATGATGAAAAAATTGATCCTTATTATAAATTACGTAGAGACACAACAAATGTATTTCCATTAGAAGGTTATGCTGGTATTTTGACACAATCACTACAAATGTATAACAATAAAGTCAATCCATCATTTACACAGGGTCAACGTTCGTTACCAAGTAGTGAGTTTCGGGGAGTGATCAATAAATATACGCCAAAAACTATTGATGATATTATTAAAGTATTAAGTGTGAATCCTAAAGCAATTGATATGGTAAAATGGATTCAACGATATCGAAAGGATTTAAGAGAATCCAAGAAAAGACGTTTTTATAAATTATTTTACAAAAATTAATTAATTTCAGTATCAAAGAAGAATACTTGAAATAGTCTACTATCATTTTTGTCTTGTCCGAAATAATCTACACTTGCGTGATATTGTGTACTATCAAATAGTACTATTCGATTATATACGTTACCAACTCTATCAACAACATCCCATTTAGTATAATCTTGACTATCATTACCAAGTTCTTTGTTAACTTGCTCTGAATATGGTGATTTACGTACCCAATTTCTAACAATGTTGTGTTTTTTATGTCTATAAATTGCTGTACCACTTGTTAACGGTGCATTAGGTGTTAAATAAAGAACGCCTGCCCAGTTATTATTACTATCTACATGAATCCAAGTTCTATCTCTCGACGTTGCGTACTGAAAACTACCATTATAATCTTCTGGTTGCATTGGCCAACTGGTTATTTTGCCTATTAATCCACTTAATTTACTATCCATATAGTCTTTTATTTCTTTGGAGGCAAAACTGACTGTTCTTGCGCCTGGATAGTTACCTTTAACTCCAAAATCCAGTGACAATGCAAACAGACGAACTTCATCTGGATTTGTTAAAAAATCATCTAAAACTATTAATGATGGTTTCATATATATTTATATATGTTACAAAGACTATGACTTGTTTTTTTATTTTTGAATTTAAAATTGACAAGTAAGAATGCTCTGATAGATTATAGACAAATGGAACAAGACTTGATTATCAAAGACAAAGCAAAAAATTCTATCATTATTCAACACGACGACTTGAAATTTGATGGTAAAACTGTTACCATTCCATCATATTGGGTAGACAGTCTCTGTGAGTATATAAAAAATCATGACCTCTCTAAAGAGACAGAGGCTGATGTTGATGACTATATAGCTTTTCGAAGTTTTCTTTGGGAAGTTCAGGAATATAAAAACGGAGGAAACTAATTTATGGGAATGTATGATGACATTTTGTGTAAATATCCTTTACCGTTACCAGAAGATACAAAAGGATTTCGTCCTTTTGCATTTCAAACTAAAGAATTAAATAATGCTTTAGATTGTTTTGAAATACGTGAGGATGGAACAATCTGGTTACGTGAATCTGAAAGAAAACATATTGAAGGTAATCCAAACGGAAAAACATTTCTTGAAAAATTTGGTCGCGTAATAGAAACCAAAGTTTGGTGGACACAGTTAAAAATTACACAAACTATAACCATGTACACCTACGAACATGGATCTAATCAATATGATTACTGGGTTGAATTTATAATTCAGTTTGTTAATGGAGTTATTTTTAAAGTTGAACTTAAAGAGTTTACTGCTGAGGATAATACCGAAAGAAAAGAAAATTTTAGAAAGCACATTGAAGAAATCAAACAAAGAAAAAAGTTTGAGTCTACATTATTTTATAAATTAATCGGAAACCCATATAACAGAATTGTTAAATTTTCAGCAAAGTCTGTATATCGATTTGCAAGTTTTTTAATGGAAGTTTCTTGGAAACTTGACCGTAAATTATTAATATGAATGATGATTCAACATTTTTAATTTGTGATTGCCATAGTCATGGACTTTTAGTTGAAAAATTCAAAGGTGAAGAAGAATTACACATAAGTTTATTTGAACGTGGATTGAGTGGCAGAACATTGAATTGGAGTGAAAGATTACGATGGATTTGGCAGATAGTAAGATACGGAAAACCTTGGTCGGATTATGTTATTTTAGATAAAGAAAAAACAAACAAATTAGTAAAATTCATTAATGAATATGAACAAAACTGAAATAAACTGTGAATGTAGTAATTGTGGAAAAAAAACAAAGGTCAGATCATTTAAAGATGCATATATGGAAGGATGGTCTTTTACAGATGAACGAAAATACGTTTGTTATGATTGTGTAGATAAAGAAAAAACTGTTTACAGAAAAACAGTTGACATCGGACACAATTAAGTTTAATATAAAAATATTGTGGATAAAACTCTAAAAAAAATTAACGAACGTTTGGAATCGTCGGAAAATACTCCGATTGAATCGGAAATCGTATGGTATCGGACCAATAAAATCGGTGATTGGTTTTTGGATCATATGCCGTACGGTTGGAAACTGTATTACAAGTACAGTGACGTTAAACGTTGGTTTATTAGTACATATCAACGTATACGCTATGGTGTTGCAGATGAAGAATGTTGGAGTTTGGATAGGACTTTCACCAAATTCATTTTACCTCGTCTAAGATATTTCAAGAATATGAAAAGACAGTCTTATCATCCAGATCATACACCCGAAGAATGGGAGCATGTACTTGATGAACTTATTTGGACATTTGAATATTTGGATGATAATGGTGAAACTATTAATCCATTTCCAAATTTACATAAAAGTTCAGATGATTTAATAAATTTTTCTAATAAAGAAAAAACAGCCAAAGAAAAAAATATTATAAGTAAGTGGTCAAAAAAGAACGAAAAATTGGAACAACGCTGTCAAAAAGGTTTACAATTGTTCGCCAAATATTATTGTCATTTATGGGATTAAACTATACACCGCCTGATTGGCATGATTGGTTTTTGCAAGGCGTTTATTGGGTAGCAAGTAAAAGTAAAGACCCTAAAACTAAAATTGGAGCCATTATTGTAAAAGATAAACGTATAATATCTACGGGTTATAATGGCATACCAATTGGCGTCGATGATAAAGATGAAAACAGACATCAACGGCCTGAAAAATACAAGTGGTATGAACACGGTGAACGTAACGCTATTTATGCAGCTGCCAAATATGGTATAAACACCGATGGCGCAATTCTTTATACCAATGCTTTACCTTGTGCCGATTGTGCTAGGGGAATCATACAAAGCGGAATCAAAGATGTTTATATACATCAACAATTTAATGACCTTTGTATTTCTACAAATAGAGAACAATGGAAAGGACATGATAATGTTACCTTTACAATGTTTAATGAAGCTGGAATAAAAGTTCACTTTGTAGACAAAACACTTGGATGTAAAGCTTATTTTGATGGCCAAGAATATACCGTGTAATATATTTTATTGTTATGGATATGCATTTAAAAGACACAATCGGTATTTATCCTAACGCTTTTTCCGATGAATTTTGTGATGAACTTACTCTTAGATTCGAAGAAGCATTAGAACAAAAGTTAGCATATGAACCTGCGCAAAATATACCAGGTAATGCTGAGTTTGTTAAAAAACACGTTAAACATTCAATGGATTGGACTGTGAAAAATTCTGGATGTTTCAATGAAGAATTTTTAGTTACAACACTTGAATCTACGTATAGACACTACATGTCCAATTTTTATACAGGCGGATTTCCACATCAAACTATTGTTCATAAAGACGCTTTGTTTCAAACACCACAGTTTTTTGAACTGTTTCAAATCGCAAGATATAAAAAAGGTGAAGGTCATTATAATGCTTGGCATATTGAACAATATAATTTTGAAACAGCACGTAGAATTTTTATTTTCTTACTTTATTTAAACGATGTAAACGAAGGTGGTGAAACCGAATTTTTATATGCAGGTTTAAAAGTTAAACCTAAAAAAGGCACACTGATTATACATCCAGCTGGATTTCCATATATGCACCGTGGAAATGTGCCGGTTTCGAATGATAAAACAATTATAGTTTCGTTATTATCACACTTACCAGTTACATAAAATATTAGTTATATGGAAAATGAGAAACATCTTCTGGCAAATGTAAAAATTTTACACGAAGAAAATGCTAAACTAAGACAAGAAGTTGATAATCTAAAATCATATAATGATCATTTGTGTGATATCAATCTTAAGTTGTCTCAAGAGCGTGATGACCTAAATGTTGAAAAAAACGAATTAAATCGTAAATTAAAGAGTATTCAAGCACTATTTTTATGAACGTTCATGTTCCAGATAATATAAAAGACAAGTATCCTCACATGGAATTTAGGGGTAAACAAAGAATTATAAATGATAGAACTGTCATTGAAGCATATAATCATGCTACAGAACAAAACTTTTATTATAGTTTTGAAGAAGATTTCTTTTGGTTTGCTGGTCAAATTCCTGACTACAAACTTCCAAAAGTGTTTTGACTTAGTATAAAACTAGGGTAAGTTGATAAATAGAATGAGTGAACAAATCTAAATTATTTAATTATGTCAAACAAACTAAAAATCGACTTAAAAAATCCAAGTCTGGTTGGTGTTATTACTAAAAGGAACATGCGTAAGTATGTTACACCTTGGTCATTCAAACGATTGATTAACGGCGGTAAAGGTGAGTTTGTAGAAGAAATTGTTTTGGACTGGTTAGTAAACGTTAAAAAATATACCAATATTGTAAAATCAAAACCACAAAGTTCTCATGATTTTCGTTTTAAACAAAGCAAAAATGTATTGGTGGATATACGTAGATTTGGTTTCAAAACAAATAAAGAAGGAATATATTTAGGATATACTAGTATTACAAAACAGAGGGAATATTCCTGGGATCATAAAGCCCATTATTTAGAGCATGGTGGATATCTAGGAGCCAGAGTTTATAAAGAAAAGATTTTTCTATATTACTTGCCGGCTAAGTTTGTATTATGTAATCACTCAGCTAGTAGAATCCATATTGATAAAGTTACCGATTGGGTTTCTGAGAATAAAAAGTCTAATGTAAAACAATAGCATAAAGCTTTTGCTTAAGTGTATGAATATCGAAATTGACGAGATTGTCCGCACCCAATTCATGGTGCATGAACACATTCTCAACGGAGAAATTGTTCATTTGATTCAACCTCAACACATCGGCACTAAATGGCATCAAGGTAACAAACACATGCGTAGTGTAGTTGTGAACTATGAAGGTGAAGTGATTAGTGCTGGTTTTCCTAAGTTTACTAACTATGGCGAGAATCCTGAACATTTTCCTGTTCCTACTTCGTTGCGTAACTGCACCGTCATGGAAAAGCTTGATGGTTCTCTATTGATTGTTAGTAAGTATAAGGGTCAATATATTCTACGAACCCGTGGAACCATTGACGCTTCTAAATTGGATAATGGTTTTGAGTTAGAAGTGTTCAAGTCAACTATTCTAAACAAGTTAGAGGATAACAATGATACTTGGGGTTATTCTGTGTTGTTTGAATGGTTGTCTCCTGTCAATAAAGTTGTCTTATCATATGGTGATGAACCTATATGGAAGTTGATTGGTTTTATTGACCACACTGATTATTCACTTGCTACTCAAGATATGTTGGATTTGATGGCAAAGAAGTATGATTTTCTTCGTCCAGAAACTTATACTTTCAATGATGTCAATGATTTGTTACAGAACGTTGACCAATGGAAGGGTAAGGAAGGTGTTTGTGTATATTCCAAGAATGATCAATACATTCATAAGGTAAAGGGTGCTTGGTATCTTGCTCTACATCATATGAAGAGTGAACTATCCAACATCGAAAAGGTTATAGATGTTTGGCTTGAACAGGGTATGCCCGACTATAATACTTTCTATAACTACATCTTCAATACTTTTGATTATGAGTTGGCTGAACAGGTCAAGGGTATGATTAGCCGTATTGCGGATGGTAAGAAGGAAGTGGATAAGATTGTTGTGGGTATGAATGATTTTGTGAATAACAGACTTCGTTCATTGCCTACTCGTAAGGAACAAGCACAAACTGTGATTGCTTCTTATGGTGAAACCAATCGTGCTTCATTTATATTCAAACTTTTGGATAACCGTCCACTAGGTAAAGAAGAATATAAGAAGTTGATGTTTCAAGTATTGAAGAATTAAATCAAAAACCCCGCTATTAATTTATAAAATAACTGACCAATAACCCACATCATTTATTTGGTGTGGGTTTTATATTTATTACATATGAGCAACATACTTAATGAGACATTTACAAAACATTTAAATCTTATGAAAAATAAGATCAATGAAGGCGGTGACGAACAAGATAAAATGTTACAGTATCTTCAAAGATTAGCAGATGAAGGTAGTGATGATTTTTATGATGCAATGCGTGATTTTAAAGCGACATATGGATACACACCAAATATTCGTGCTCGTAAATCATCATATCGTCCAAGACCATCATTAACTGGCAAGACATTGTATTTTTACAATGTTCCCTCTGACAAACAAAATGAGGCTAATCGTTTGGGGCTTAAGAAAACCAAGACCGGCAAATACTATAGTCTCACACCAAATCCAGAGGCTGACAAACTATTTGGAAAAGGTAGACCTTGGACCGCTAAATAATTAATCTAAAATAACATTTATTTATTAAAATAAAGGAACAATTATATTATAACAAAGAGTGAACTTAAAAATTAAATTCATAATAACTAGATTTCGAGAAAAAGAGCAAGAATTTTCTTGGATTAAATTAGTAGATGATTTTGTAATTTTTAATAAAGGAAATAGGGAAGAGTTAAGTCCAGAATTACAAAAGCGAACAATTGATAAAAAAAACGTAGGCAAAGATCTAGAAGTTATTTTATCGTATATAATAGATAATTACGACAATTTAGAGGATGTATTAGTTTTTACTCAGGCTAATATTATTCCTCATTATTATTATACAGATGAAGATTTCGTCAGATCCATTGTTGACGTTGAAGAATTTGGATTTTCTAATAAATTTACTTGTTGGCATGAAAACCAGATACCAAAAAATTTATT